GCAGATAAGAGGTCATAGTATCCTCGTACCTGATTTTATATTTTGGTTTACTCATATCTACCTCCCGATAGTTTTTAAATCGTTTTTAGTTATATATTGATATGCACCTTTATTATAAACAGGTGCAATCTGTCGCCTACGTTGTAAACTAATCTCGTTAGCTAACGCTTCACCACACTCTAAACAAGTATGTTTACCTAATGCCCATCGCCCTTTATCTACTGGCTCTGAACATAATTTACAATCATATCTAGTAGTCATAATATCCTCCTATAAATATTTTTTAACTATATAAATAATAAAAAAGAGTTTTACGAAAATAAAGCGATTTACCAGTTAGTCTTTTTTAAATAATCCGTCTTCTAAAACACCTTTACGATCTTTTATTTCGTTATATGCTTGTTCTAAACAATCTTCTAAAGATAAATCTTTTTGTTTAGCTAATACTATTAAACAAACCATACAATCGCCAATACCATCTGATAAAGTCCATTTATCGTTATAAGCTACTGCCCTAGCTGTTTCTCCTACTTCTTCTATTAACTTTAACATTTGTTTTTCAGGTTGGACATCTTCAGTCAATAAACCTCGATCTTCAGCCCATTGTTCAATATTACGTGTTAATTTTTCTAATTTAGCCACTTATTTCTCCTTTCTTATTAAAGCGTGGCTGGAGTATTTAACAAGTCTCATTTAACTGACCTCGTGAATCTCGTCAGCACCACTTTGTTAGTGCTAGTTTTACAGGTCTAGCAACTGTGTCCTTCCTTACTCAGACAAATTTGTAGTTAGTGCATGGTGGTTTAGTTCTCATTTACTTTTATCCTAACCTTGATGCCGAAGCAAAGGATTTTATAAGGCTCACTCCCAACTACAAAACATATCCTATCGTAAACTCGGACAAATGAGTAATTTAGATAATCTGCCTCATAATCACATGAGACTGGTAGCCTACAGATTATCTATTCTTGGCTAACCATACCAAACGTTTTTACTCGTAACGTGATAGGAGGTCAGGCTACCAAAACTTTCTTTCCTGTTTTTCAACTTTAATAATACCATTTGATATTAATATATCTTGTAAAATTTCTTTAGCATATTTTCTTTTATCTATAGAATTAATACTAACTTCATCATCAATACTTATAATATTTATATGGTGTAATTGTGGTCTCCAAGTTTTTTCATATACTCTATTTATAGGTTTAACTTTATAATCAAATTTAATTATTTGACCTTCACTTGTTTCGTATATTTGTTCTAAATTATTTAACATCAACCAAACCTTACAGGTTCAAGGGAAGGATAATCAAAATAATTATCACCATCATAAGCAATAATATTAGAACCCTCCCAGTTTAATAATATTCTACTTTCAGTTAGGTCTTCTATTGTTTCACCATTACCTAAAAGAGATAATTGTTTATCTATTACTAAATCCCATAAAACTTCATAATACCCTATTACTTTATCAAAGTCTTCAAGTGTACCCTGATATAACAATATATCAACATGAGTATTTTCATTTTCTAAATAAAACTTAAATTGTTTCATATACACCACTCTGATGTAAATCCTGTAAATTTAATTTCTGGCTCCTCATAAAAATCTTCAGGTAGCCATTTTAATTTATCTAATACTTGTTCTTCGCTTAGTTTAATATCAGTATTAGTATACATACCATCTTCATCAACAATGGTATTTAGTAATAATGCACGTCCACAATAATTAGTATCACCTAATTTAAACCACCGGTTATCAGTTTTTAATCTACCTTCGTCATCACATATCATAACAACTCCACCGCCAAGCTGTACAATATCAATAACATCACAATCTAAAACTGTATAATAAGATTGTATATTATCTCTTTGAACTTCTACTCGGCTTAAACTACAATCAAAAGGATCTATTAAAATACCTTCAATAATATCTTCTGATTTAATAATTTCTTGTTCCATAAGTATCTCCTATTTATTAATATATATATTAAAACTAACATTAAAAAGAAAGTAAAGCGATTTACCAGCTATGTAAATTTATTTTTTGTATGGTCATGCCCTGCATGAGGGCTTTGTATTTTAGTATAATCTCCCCCTCCAGAAGCCCCCCATGCTTCTTTAATTCTTCTACCTTTATAATATAAACTTATATTTTTCCTTGCAATATAATCTTTAGCTTTTGCTAAAACTTCTGCATTTACTGGATACTCATCATACCCAGCGTTATCGTAACCTTGATAATCTTCATCTTTATGTATATCTGCTCTAGCATTTGTGTATATTTGTTTTCGGCATTTTTTACTACAATATGATCTACCACTCTTTTCATGTGGTATTGGTTTAAAACAAACTATACATTCATATGCTTTTGTTTTCATAATCTTGGTTTAAATAATTCTATTAATAATTTTAATCTTCTTAAAGATAAATATCTTAAATGTTTTGGTATTAAAAAACCATTAACTCTCATCTTTAATACCACCAAACTTTTTACCTTGTTCTAATACCATTTGATTAACTACTTTATGTAAAGGTGTTTCTCCAGTTATTTCTAAATTTTTATCTTTACCTTTTAAGTATACACCTTTTGCATCAATGAATACTTTAGGTTCGAGCTTAACTTCATCATTAATTTTTCTATACTTTTTTCCTTTAATAAATAAAGTCTGCACCCTAGTTAATTGTTTAATTAAATTAATAACTAAATCTAAATTTTCTTTTTGTGCAGGTAAAATATATGAACCTTCTAACTCGATACGGATAGTAGCTCCACGTTCTTCTATAGTAAAATCTTCTAACTTAGGTGGCTGATAATCTTCATCATAAACATCATGTTCATGAGAGTAACCATACTCACTTGGGTCAAAATCTTCTGGGAATGTAACCATAATATTTCTCCTTTCTAATAAATAATATACTTATAATATAAAAAACAATTTAACCAAAGTAAAGCGATTTAAGACTTAATTAACGTCAAATTTTTTCTTTTTTCTATAAGTTCTTTTTCTTTTATATATTCTGCATGAACCATGTTAGGTTTATTTTTCAAACCAGTAACACATGGTCCTTCGACCATTCTATATAGTTTTGTTTCAAACCATTCTTTTGTTTCTAAATAATCACCTTCAATAACTAATCCATGTCTCCTAAATAAATCTTCTGGTTTTATTGGATCCCCCCAAGCATCTAATCTTACAACTATATCTTGTCTTATTAACCATTCTCGTAAACCTTCATCATCTAATACAGGTATATTAAACCAATGGCTACTTATAATAATTTGTTGGGTTATTGGGTCGAGGTCGCTTGGTTTATGTTCCTCGTATGGATCATCTTCATGTTCTATATAAGTAAATAATTCTTCCCAAGCATTAATCTTAGATAAATCATATACGACCATTAATTTATTGTCTTTCAAAATACCTTTAGGTGAATGAAATATTATTTCCATAATACACCATTCACTAAAGGTATGTAAAATAAAGGTTTACTTAACAACTTCTAAAATACCTTCATCTAAGAATCTTTTCTTATAAAATCTAAAGATTCTTAAAGGGCTTTGGTTAGTAGTTAATATACCTTCTTTATGTGCAAAAGTCATTAACTCAGTAACGTCAGCTTGTTTATTTTTAAAAGTTTCTAAAGCTTCTAATATTGCCCACATTTGGTTAGGCAGTTTACAATCACCATCTGGTGCTTTTAACAACCTAACTGTAGAAGACGCAATATTTGATCTTGTCTTCTTTATTGGGGCAGGTATAGCAACTTTACCTTTCGCCTTTGGGGTTTTTGCGACTACTTTTGCAGTCGACTTTGTTTTAGTTTTTGACATAAATATTCTCCTTTCTAATTACAAAAACATATTATTAATATTGCTTTACATTTATACGAAAGTAAAGCCATTTATGAGGGCTAATTATTGTACCCTCCAACATCGCACACCAGATATAGTTTTTTCTTCTTTCGTTTCTAAAACTACATGGATAGCAAACTTATAATCTATTTGTTTAGATCCTGGAAGCTGATTCTTTTTAAATTTATTTGCAGCATTCCTTATCCTATGCCTTATGCGAGTTTGTTCTTTTTCTATAGATTCATCACTACTGTCGTTATATGGACCCATTGTTTCTATTAAAAAAGAATCACCAACTTCCATATCAGCAAATGGATAATTATAAGATGATACCCTTGCCCTAGATGGTATAGGTATATCTTTATCTATTATTATATTTTTATCGTCCACTATTACTCCTAATGTTTATAAATTTTTTTCACAATACCTTCTTCTTCTAAAAAAGGCATCCAAAAAGCTAATACGTGCTCAGGTGTTATACCTTTTACACTTATATCTAAATCTTGACCATCTTCACGCATAGCCCTTGCTAATTGTAAAGCTAAACTATCTTTACCAGATTCATAAAGTTCAAGCCAGATAGCACTAGCCAAGCTAGTGCTAATCTTTAGATTTATATCTAGGCTATGCGACATTAGCATACTCTAAGGCTAGTTTCAATGCTTTAGACTTTCTATTAGCCCCTGCACCAAACCAAGCACTATGTAAAGTATTACCTGTTTCATGCTCGACTTTTAAATGGTCTTCTACATAAGTAACAGCATTTAAAGCTCCCCACCAAGTTCCTGCAGCAGATTTCATGTTTGCTCCGGGCTGGTGTACAACAGCCTCTATAACAGAAGTCGCTGTTTTATTTAGCTGATCAATAATTAAAGGTTCTTCACCTACAGCTTTACCTTCAGCTTTGGCAGTTCTAAAGGCTAATAATTCATCATATACAGTTGGTTGGTATACTCTCGTAACAAACTCTTGTAATAATGAAGAATTAGCTTTTTGTTTAGCTAAAAACTCAGCTTGTTCTTTAAAACCTTTTAAGGTAGCAACAGTTAAACCTAATGCTTGTTCAGCTTCATTCATAACGTCAAGATTAAAATCTCTAACATGAGGCATACGAAAAGCATTACCGCCACTTTCTAAGGCGAGAGTTAAAGTATTATTACAAACCACTCTTATAGGTGTACATCGTATAGATAACGATTTACCTACTTTATGAGGCTGGTTAATTAATAAATAACCTTTTATCTCATCCCCTCCAGGAAGTTCAAAATCATATTTGACTTTTGCTAAGCCCCATATTTCTGAACCATTTTTTAAAGAACCTGCAGTCTCCATAGTCATATTACCTGCTTTAGTAAACCTTTCGAAAAACTCGAAGATTTTTTCATTCTGCACTGGTACATAACTAGTTCCGCAGTGTGATAATATTTCATTATCAGAATCTCTGACAACAAAATAAGTACTAGGTGTTTGGATAACTTCAACATCGTCTGACCAGTCAGGTTCTGATAAAGTATATCCCGGACGTTTTGAGACCGTCCAGTCTAATCCTGCTGCCTCCATCATTTCATGAGGCGACAAGTTTGCATCAACAGCTACTCCGAGTCCATGCCAAGGCACTTCTCCGGCATAAGCCATTGTTTCTACTTCGTGTGACATAATATTCTCCTTTCTTTATGTCGTTTACGTCAGTTAAACCCTTAACTAACTTAGGATACTTTAAAAAACATTTTATTGATAGTAAAGCCATTTACGAGTTAAATTAAAATGTTTTTTAATAATAAATTCCAATCTTCTTCTTTATACGGAGGTTCTACTTCACATACACATTTTATAGAAGATAAACCTTGCTCACGTAAAGGTCTAAATTGGGCACCATCATATAACCTAATCCATTTATTTTTATCATGTTGGATCAATGCATAAACTTTACCACCTGCTACAATACGTTGCAAGGACCAATTACATTGAAAGTTAGAAAATTTTATTTTATTTCCTCTAGCTATCTTCAACTCTAACCAAAATTCTTTTGATTGGATACAACCGTTTACATCTGGTGTTCCTTGCGTCATTGGTGATTCTATTCTTTGCCAATGTACTTGTGGAATATTCTTCCTAAGTGATTGATATAAGGTAGTTTCTTTAGGCATAAGTAGAAAACTTTTTATTATTTACTGATACTTTAAGACCTTTTAATTTCAACCAAAGTTTAAATTCTTTTTTATCTAATTCTTTTCTTTTTTGTCTAGCTTCTAACCTACCTTTATAATAATCACCTTCACCTATTTTCATATAAGCTATAATTTGGTGAACTCTTTGTTTAGTTAAATCAAACTCATTAGCTATTTCTTTATAAGTTTTACCCATAACTCTCATATTCCATATCATTGGGTACTGTTCTCTTTCTAAATCATCTTTAATATCTTGGTCTATTCCTTGCATTTTTTCTCCTTTGGGTAATATACTATTGTTAATGATCCACACTCTGGGCATGTTAAATTAGTTTCCATTATATATTCTGAATCCTCTAATTCTTCTAAATCGTGATCTCCACCCCATATTAATTTTGTATTACAATGCCAACAATTCATTTTATCTCGCCCCAACTATTACCGACCTCCATATCTACGTCCATAGGCACTTCTAAATCAACACAATTTATCATAGCTTTTTTAACTACTTCTTTTTGTTCTTGGGTAGCTAAAGAAAAATCTAATTCATCGTGAACTTGTAGTAATGGTACAATACCTTGTTTTCTAACTTCTAACATAGCTAACTTTGTCATATCTGCTGCAGAACCTTGAATTAATCTATTTAATGCTTTATAAGTAAATGCTCTTTTTAAATCATAACCATATTGTTCTTTAGCTTTTTCGTAAGGTAAAGGCACTTCTTCATTAAATGTGCCACTTGGTTCCCATCTATCAAACCTTGCTTTTCTTCCACCTAATGTTTTTACATAACCTCTATCTGATGCTAACTTAGTACAATAATCCATTAAACCTTTAATAAAAGGAACTTTAGTATGGTACTGGGCTAATAACTCGTTTCCTTCCTCCTCAGATACCCCTAGCTCGTTTATAAGCTTTCTTACACCCATCCCATAGGTTAGTCCTAAGTTAATATCTTTAGCTTGTTTACGAGGTATATTAGCCATATCTGCAACTATTTGGTGGAAGTCTGCGTTACCTTCTTGATAACTTTTAACCGCTTGTTCAGCTCCAACTAATTTTAATCTATTAGCAAAATGTACAGTTATTCTTGGTTCTTGTTGGCTATAATCAAAACAACACCATTCTTCACCATCTTCAGGTATAAATATAGATCGTATCATTGGACCTATTTCTGGATCTCTTGCAGGCACTTGTTGTAAGTTTGGGTTAGAATAACTAAACCTGCCTGTCACTGTGCCTCCCTGTTCTGATCTTGAACTATGTGCTTCAGCATGTATCCTTCCGTTAATTTCATGATCAAATATCATCTTTTTTACGAATGTTCCACCTGCTTTATTATATTTTCTTGCACGTGCAATAGCTTTAGGTAAATCGTGTTCATGGTTTTCTAACCAATTAGCTTGAAAACTTGGGGAGCCTTTTTCTGTATATGGGTAATGTAAATTTATTTTATCAAATGCTTTTTGTATAGATGCGTTAGCCCATATATCTACGTCTACGTTATATTGCCTTTTTATATCTAATAATATTGCTTGTTCTTTGATAGATAAATCTTGCATAATTTTTTCTGCCTTTTCTAAATCTACCCTAACTCCTAACATTCTCATTTCTATAACAAGTTGTACGATCTGCATTTCAGTTTTAAAAACTTTAGATAAATTTTCTTCTGTTATCTTATTATTTATAACTTGCCATAAATCGTAAGTTAATCTTGCATCTTTTTCCGCATAAAAGCCTACATATTTAGAAGGTAACTTCCACATATCACCTTTATCTTTTAATCCATAAGAATTTAATGCCTCATCTAGTAAACCTTCATCTTTTGTTTGCCCACAATATTTTTCTCCTAAATTATCTAAAGAATAAGAAAATGCATTTTCATCTAACAAAGGTGCAGCAACTAAAGTATCTACAACTTCACCTTTTACATCAAACCCTTCGGCTGTAAGCCAACCTATATCGTAAACAGCATTATGAAAAATTTTAGTAGCACTACTATCTAATTGTTTTTTAAGCCACCGATAAACTATTTGTTTATCTAAATTACCACCACCTAAGTGGGAGAATGGCAAGTAAGCTTGTCCATCCTCCCAACCCACAGCAACACCAATTATTTCTCCATCTTTTCTAGCCCACCCTGATCCTTTCGTCCTTAGAAGAGGATCTTTTGTTTCTAAATCTAAACTAAACTCTTTATATTTAGTTAGATCAGGTAAAGTATCAGGAATAGACCAGTCTGTATCTGGACTAAACAGTGTCTTCTGCAGAACCATCTTGTATTTGTTTTTGTGCTATTTGGTCAAATATATGTGATTCAACTAATAATAAATATCTTCTTAAGTCGCCAATATCGTCTAATATACCTTCAGCTCTAGTATCTGTTAAACCAGCTTGGAAAACATCCCAATTATTCTTTTCCACTTGGTTTTCTAACCTATCCCATTTACGAGCTAACATCATAAAAGCTCCAACACCACCACGTTTCTTCCAACTTGTTCCGTAAGACTTTTCAGCTTCTTTTAATATTTCTACATCACCCCAAGCTAAGTCTTCCATCAATTTATAATTATTCATAATTATGTCTCCTTTCTAAATAACTTAAACAAGCTACTTTCCAATCTTTACTTAATATAGTCTCGCTAATATCTAAAGCTTTATCTATATTCCCTTTTTTATATTCACACCAACTTTGTAATACTGGTATGGCTACAAACTTTAAAAAAGTATTATGTATTACCCCATCTACATTTCCTGTCTCTATATCATCTACTACTAACTTTAGTTCTTTATCGAAGGTTTTTACATCAGTTACTAATGGCACTGGTTCGCATGGATAGGTAAATTTTTTCCAAGCTAAATCATTGTTATATATTTTAGAAACTCTTTTTTGCCATATTTCATAGTCTTTATAAATATGTAGATTATCTGTAAAATGATAATAAACACCTAACTTACAACCTATCATAGATGCCATGTATTCATGTAGAATACTAAAGTGCACCATGTTTGCTCCTAAAGCCCCCCATAATGCATCATTAGATCTGTTAGTTACAGTCATAGATAATTCTTCATCTCTAATCTTAAAATATATTTGTGTATTACAAGGCACATCTTTACCTTGTCCTTTTAAATGATTCAAATCTTTTTTAGTAGACCACATTTGTAATACGCATCTTCTATCAGCAGGATTACGTTTTAACATCTTTATAATTAACGCAAGTTGGTCATAACCAAAAGCCCATCTCCATCTATAACCATAAGCCCCCCATAAACTTATACCATCATCACTATAATTACGCATACGTGGAACAAAATGCTCCATAGATTTTAAATCTGCTCTACCTGCCAACATCCATAAACTTTCAGCTAGATGGAAAAACGGATTACAATCTCTAACCGAATCGAATAAAACTCTTTTTTGTGGGTTTTTATAAGATATAGTTGTAGGTTCTTTTAACTCTAAAACTTTTCCATTCCTACTTTCATACTCTCTATAATTTATTTTATCTCCAAATAAATCTAATACTTTATAAAAAGCATCATTTACATTATCACTATTTATATTCATATTTACTCCTTGTTCTACCTTGTCCTTTTAAAATTCTTGAGTATTTATCAAACTCACATAAACCGCCTTCTATTTCTCTTAATTCAAATGGATGTCTATTAGAGTTGAATATCTGTGGGTGTAGTTCTTGGCTACAAATTTTATATAGTTCTTGCATCTCACTAACCCAATCGTGTGATCTTTTTTTATAATCTAATGGTCTACCTGTTAATCTATTTAATCCCCTCATGGCTCCTGGACCAGCATTAGCCCATGTTAATCTGTCTGTAGCTTGTTTACCAAATTTAGTAAAACTTAAATCAGTAACTATTTCATAAGCCATAAATGGACCTTGAAATGGAAAACTTTTAATATATAACCACATATCTTGCATAGAATTAATTTTTTTATTCGCCTCTTTTAATATGCTTTCTTTTCTTTCCCACATAAAATTAATACAAGTAATAATCCCCTGTAATTTATCTAGCCCATCTGGGCTTTTTATAACATAAGCACCAGTAATCCATTGATCTTGTTCCCTTATGTTTTTATCTGCTAAAATTGGATCCCAATCAATATGTAAGTTATGTTTAATTAATGTTTCCCCTGTTTGAATTAAATTAAACCATCTAAATATAACTGTAGCCATAAAAACTTCTTCTTCGTTTTCTAATGGATTCCGTATATTTTTTATATACCAACGACTAGTTCTATCATCGTTTCTAAATACTTGGCAAAATTTAAATTCTTTTAGTATTTCATCTTGAGTCCAAGGAGGAGTTAATCTTTCCTCCTCCTTTTTAACTCGTATACACTCTCTTTCGTGTATCCAGTAAAGATATGTTTTTAATTCTTCAGCTAAAAACATTAAACTGTATCTTTTTTACTTAACCTCCAAAAACAATTATTAGCTGTTTCTGGGTAGAAAGTTGCAGCAACTACTCTTAAAAACTGTCTACCGAACCTCTCTTTTAACATTGTTATTTGTTCTGGTGTCCATATTTGTTTTAGTTTTTGTGATGCATCAAATCCTCTCATTTGGGTAAATACACCGACTACAGATTCTAATTTAAAATACTTTTCTAATAAGCCTTTTAGTTCTTCATAACCCCACTCGTAAATATGGTCTTCTGGAAGTTTATCGTTAGAGCCATCGTGGTTAGGTGTAGAAATAAATACAGTTCCGTCGTTTCTTAAAACACGACTAAGTTCTGCAATCCAAGGCTCTACTGCTTCTCTTGGCATATGTTCTATAACTTCAGTAGACCAAGCTACATCTATTGATTCATCTTCGTGTGGAAGTTTTGGATCAACACTAACATCTTTTATATTTAACGTAGCATTAAAATTTTTAATCCATGTTGTATCTTCTAAATTACAACCACCACCTGACCAATATTTAATCTCTTGAAAAGATGCAGGATCAATATCGTATCCCCAATAAGAGGCTACAACGTCTGATTTTTTAACTACAAAAGACTTATATAAAGTCCTGAGCACCCATACTTCCCCACACCCTATTTCTAAAGTATCTAAAGGTCTACCTTTTCTTTTAGCATCATCAATTAAATAAGATGCAATCTTTTCATACCTAGACATATGAGCTATCTCATCTGGTCTAAAGTTTGCGAATACACCTGCATGAGAGATATTCATTCGAGTATTTTTACAATCGTTTGGATTCTGCTCTGCAGTTAATTTTTTTCTTATACTTGGCATAAGTTTTCTCCTTTCTAAATTATTTATTAAAATTATACTTTACAAAAAAGCTCTTTACAAATCGAAATATTTTCTTGTAGTTGGTTCGATTAAATATAATCTCTTTTTTGCTCTTGTCATACCAACGTAAAACACTCTTGTTTCATCGTCAGGATCACGTTGGTAATTATTAAATACTTTATGTGTAATATCTGTAAACAAAATTACATTATCAGCCTCTGCTCCTTTTGCAGCATGAATAGTAGATATTCTTATTCTAGGTTGTTTTAATACTTTTTCCCCTCGCCTTAACATAGCTTGTAAATAACTTCTTTCAGTTATAGAAATCATATCTAAACAATTAAACCATTTACCTTCCGGTAATTTACCCACTAATCCTTCAACATAATCTTTACTAACTTTTTCTTCGCCCTCAAATAATTTAAGTTGATTCTTAGCTACCTTTTTTATATATCTTAAAAAACTACCACATTCTTGTTTTGTTAGTTTTTCGCCTTTATTAAATTTTTCCCAGTTCCTAACACCTTCTAATTTAATGGCAGTGATGCTGGGGTTGCCCTTAACCTCAAAAAACCATCCCTCGTGTTTACAATGATCTATAATATTATTTAGTAAATAATTTGTTCTCGCTAATACTAACCAACTACCTTCGCTCATGTCTATATGTTCAAAACCACGTTCCCATGAAACTAAACCTTTATCTTCTTTTGGTTTCCAAGATTTTGCAACTCTTTTAGATAAACGACCAATAGTATTTTTAGCTAACTTATGCACAGACATAGGTATCCTATAACTTTGATCTAAAACAGTAGCGTTTTTACAATTATTAATTAAATAATCAACGTCTGCTCCTGCCCACTTATATATAGCTTGATCATCATCTCCAGCAATATAAACTTTATGACTGCCTTCTATAATTTTATTTACAACTGACCATTGTAATGGGCTTAAATCTTGTGCCTCATCGATAAACAAAGCATCTAGTTTTGGAGCATAACCTCTTTGTAAAAAGAAACTTAACATATCAGTATAGTCATATAACCTTCTAGCTTTTTTATAAGCTTCATATCCCCTACTGAACCTATCTAATGCAAACCAATTAACTGCATCCTCTACTTCATGCCACACGTCCTCTAATGGGCTTTTTCGCATTCTAGCTAAATTATCTATAAACATTAACCTATCATCTTTTGACATACTATATATAGTTCCATCTTCGGTATTTTGAGAGCCAGTAAGTTTTATATTTAATTTATCGTTTAACTCTATTAAATGAGTTCTTTCAAATACATCTTCTTTATTTAACCCTAATTGGTGAAAACTTAAAGAGTGTAATGTTTTAAAATAAGGTAAATCTTTTTTAGATAATGAAAATTTATACATAGCTCTTTCAACACCTTCGTTTACAGCTCTTTTAGTAAAAGTAAAAAACCCTATCTTATCTGGAGATACTCCATAACTTAATTCGTTTTCTATAAGTTGTAATAAGGTAGATGTTTTACCAGTTCCCGGTGGTCCAAGAATAACTTGTGTTTTATTCGGCAACATCTATTAACCAATACCTGTTCTAAATGTTAAATTAATTCTTTCCCATATAGGTGGTTCAACGTCTAATATAGCATGAGTAGATCTTATTTGACTTTTACCATTAAATACCATAATGTCACCATCTTCTAATAAATAAAATTTTGTTTCTTTTTTGGATTTATATTTAGTATCTATCTCTGAAGTATTACTATGGTTCTTAATATCTTGTTTATATTCTATCCACTCTAAAACTCTAGGAGCACCAAAAGAAACTGATACAACTAAATCGTCTTCAGTGGGTACAGTATCTGAATGATGAGGTATACCTTTACCATCAGATTTATATAAACCACATAAACAAAACTTAAAATCTACTTTTCTATCATATTTTTTTAAAATTAAATTTTCAAGATTACCTTTAATATATTTCATAGGGACAGTCCATTCATCAGGGTGATAAGATTTACCTGCATATCCGAAAGTCTTTGTTCCAAAAGCCCTTGTTGGTCTACCAAAGACTTTTTTACCTTTATAGATTCTATGTTTTGGAGCATCCCATTCATGGATACAAGGATTAAATCCTTTCATACCTCCTTTTATAAAATCAATCATCTTTACCCCATTTACAATCAACAATATCTTCAAGATCATCTCTATCCCAATCCGAAGATGAAGTAACTAATATCAAAGCTACAATATTAAATAAAACAAAACCTAATGCTATCCAAAATATTATTTCCATTATATTTCCTCCTCGATCTCAGTTATATCTTTAGGTATTATAAACCCCTCGCTTTGTGCCTCAAACTCTGGTACATACCAAACATTTGTGCCTTTACCTTTTATATTAAAAAAATGTGAACCTCCTCCCATTTGTCTTAATTTAGATGTGATTTTATTTCTAGCGTATTCTTTAAAACCATTTCTTGTTAAATAATCTACTAAATCACTAACTCTAAAATATGTTTTGCTACCATCAGTCCAAGGCTTATGCAACAGTATTTCATCTCTTTCTCTAGCCGGTCTTTCTGTACAAAATGTTTCTAATAATTCTTTAAAATGTCCCTCATTAGATGCGTCGTCTGGCATCTCTATTACTGTTAAAGTATCTAATAATTGTTGTATAAGTTGTCTCCATACGTTTTCTTTTACTTTAGGTGGGATTACATTTAATGCATCCATACACTTTCTCTGAAACCTATTTTGGTTTAATAAATCATCTGTCTCAAGTTCTAATCGACCTCCTTCTACGTCTAAAAACCATATTGGTGGTTCACTGTTTTGTTTTGTTAAATTACTAAACTGCGGTGTGCCCCCAGATGAACCTATACCATATTTCCTTGTTCTACAAACAGTTGAATTACAATGTCCTGCTATAGGTTGGTCATTACATCTATAAAAATAATCTTTCTTTTGTACTTGTTTTATTACAGTTAAAACTTCTTGTGCTACTAATGGTGGGGACATAAATTGCATATTAACTTGTTCTAAACGTTTTTCCCAATCGTCTTCATACTTCTTTCTTAAAAATACTCCTAAATTAAATAAACCTGAGTTCCTCGTCCCTTTAGGAAAACCTTGTGTTATTAAATGTTGTAAACAAGGTGGAGCTTGTTCTAACCATTCCTCATCCTGTGATGCCTCTACAATATATTCTTCTAACTCTTTAGAAGTTATAGTTTTTTCGTTTGCATAATTAATAAACTCATCAGGTGTTAAAGCTATACCTGTTTTACCAAAACCATATCTAGTAGAATCTTCTCCACCAAAGTAAGGCATATTTAATGCACTGCCTTTATCTCCCCTATCTAATAATAATTTAGTTTGTTTTGGGAATATTTCTGCCTGACCATAACCTAAACAAGCAGCAATATCTTTTAACTTCTTTTGCATAATATTAGCAGGTACAGGATCAAAAACAAAAAGAAAAATATGGGCTCCACCACTTTTACTTCTACATAAAACTAAAGGCAGTTTCATCTGATGTAACTTCTTTGCAAGTTTTTTAAGGTCGATGGTAAAGTCATCAACGTCTATAGCTCCCCATAAACAACAGTTATCTTCATTTATAGGCACTATACCTATAGAAGTTTTACCTTCAAGATGTTGTTGCCATAGGTCTTTTAACCTATTTTCAGTAAGTTGTTCTGATACAGTAATTACTTTACCACCAACTTTACCATCATCCCTTAATTCAGATGTTTGAGTAAATTTTCCATAAGCCTGTTTTAGCCCTGCAAATAATCTTGCATAATCTCGAGCTAAAGACATATCTTATAGATTGTCTTCTTGTTTTACTTTAACGTCTCCAGCTTTTGCAGCAACCATAAAGTCTTTAGCTTGTAATGCAATAGATTTTTCTGAACCTGTTATTTGCTCAAGTTGTGTTACATTAAAACCAAACCACGTTCCTTTATCATTACTCAACTCAGTAGTAGTTAGTAAATATTTAAAAGCGAACATTGGTGCTGGAACAGATACACCTGCAGAGTTTTGTATCTTAGACATACGTAAAATAGTATTCCATTTACGAGCAACACCTAATTGGCTCCTACTAAAACTAAGAACACATTGTTGTGGACCATCTTTTTCATCAAGTAATAATATAAAAAACTGTGCAGTTTCGTCTATGGTATTACCATTTTCTAAATATAATACACCTTGATCGCTTTTTTTACATTGGCGAACAATGTCTGCATCATGGTCAGCAGTAACTAAACCACCACCTTTTTCTCTAGGTATCCACTCAAGATATCTTTTGTTATAGCTACATGGAATAATTTTTACTCCTTTTTCACCATCATATATAGCATTAGTAACAGTGTTATATAACATTCCTACTTCTGCCCCCTCAACGTACTCTGGTGCACGTTTATTAACTTGTGGTGACATAGCTTGTAATACCCTTATAAATGGTATAGCTAAGTCATCACTTGTAACGTTCTCGAGTCCGGTACCTGCACTTAACAGATCATCATCAAAAACTGCTACATCTGTGCTTTTTTTACTTTCTTCAGACATAAATCCTCCTTTCTTTAAGATATTTTAGCACGACTACCAATAAAAAGACCAAACGTTTCATTAGGAATGTCACCATTACCATTTTGTATTTGTTCTTTTACCCAAGCTTTTAACGTGGAAGGGTGTACACCTTTATTATTATAAGGGGTAAAACCCATTGCACGGAGATTATTGTAAACTGATTCAGCATCAATAGATTGATCTTTGCCAAATTTTACACCTACCTCATGTTTTATAATGTCACCAAAACCATTTTTCTCTAACCAATCAAAAGCTTCTTCTGAATTAGCTTTAGAAATATGTGCATTATAAAAATCTTCTATAACGATTTTTACACCGTTATTTAATTTAATTTCACTAAATCCGACCTCAGCCATTTTTTCTGGCAACTGCCTTTCTTTAATATCTCTAAGGGTTTCTTTAGCGTTGTTAAGTCTTTCTGTTAGTAATTCGACTACTTTTTCTGCCTCTACCTGACGTTGAGCTAATTCGGATACACCTTTCATCTCATCATCTGTAGTAGCATTTTTCCAGTCGACTTCTTTATCGAAAAACTCAGCAGTTAATTTATCATTCGATTCCTTCACTTAAATCCTCCTTTGCATTTAGATCTAATGACACAGGATAATAAACTTGCGTTTCTCTATCCCATTTTAACACTTTAAACTTATCAAACTTTTGTGCAATAATCGCACAACATACTCCAATAGCAGATGGATCACCTATTAATAATAAATAATCTTCTTCAGGATTAAATTTAGTAAGTTTATTTTTAAGTTTTCTAATAACAGGAATACTACTAAACATGATATTAGTATTCGCAGGTAGTAATACATTTAAATTACCAAAAGAAGTTGCTTTTAATATGTTTTTTCCAGGAGTTTCCTGAACTACATATACATAATTATCTTTCATTCTTTCTACCTTTCTTTAGTTATTAATTAAGCTTTATAAAGATATAAAAAAATTATAGCAAAGTAAAGCGTCTTTTAATTTTTTATAGTAAAATATATTTGTGTAAATAAAGTTTTGGGGTATCTTTGGATACATATCTTATATCTCAATTTATATTAAAAACCCCCTAGAGAGAAGAAATGTATAAATTTAAAACTGTTCCTTATGAACATCAATATACAGCTTTAAAAAATAGTTGGAATAAACCCTCTTTTGCTTATTTTATGGAGATGGGAACTGGTAAATCTAAAGTACTAATAGACAATATAGCCTTACTTTATGATAGAGGAGCAATAAATACAGCAGTAATCGTAGCTCCAAAAGGTGTGTACTTAAACTGGGTTAATAAAGAAATACCTAATCATATGCCAGACCATGTAGAAGTTTATACAGCTCTATGGAAAGCCTCACCAACTAAAAGAAAAAAAGATGCTTTATTAAAATTATTTACAGAACAAGATAAATTAAGAATTTTAATAATAAACGTAGAAGCTTTTTCATCACAAAAAGGTAAAACGTTTACAGAAAAATTTGTTAGATCAACTAATTGTTTATTAGCAATAGATGAAAGTACAACTATAAAAAATCCAAAAGCTAACAGAACTAAAAATTTATTAAAAATTAGTGATGAAGCAAAATTTAAAAGAATATTAACAGGGTTTCCTATTACCAAATCACCTATGGATTTTTATACACAGTTTAAATTTTTAGATGTTAATATATTAGGTTATCAATCTTTTTATGCTTTCCAAAACCATTTTGCAGAGATCATTCAAAGGTCAATAGGGTCACATAGCTTTCGTGAAGTTAAAAGTTTTCGCAACTTAGACGAACTAAAGAAGCTTACAAAAGCATATAGTTATCGTGTTTTAAAGAAAGAGTGCTTAGATCTACCAGATAAAATTTATAATAAGCATTATGTAGATTTAACACCTGAACAAGATAAATTATATAAACAAATGAAAAAAGATGCCATAGCTGAATTAGAAGAACTAGAAACAGTAACAGCTAATTCAGTTATGACTCAACTATTAAGATTACATACTATGATATGTGGTTTCGTAAAAACGGATAATGATAATATTGTAGATATTAAAAACAATAGATTAGATTCATTATTAGAGTTAGTTTCATATAATGACGATAAAGTAATAATATGGGCTAATTATGTGCATAATATAAAATCCATAAAACAAGCTTTAGAAAAAATCTATGGTGGGGGTAGTGTTGTTACTTATTATGGTGGAACAGCATTAGATGATAGAAAACAAGCTATAGAATTATTTCAATCGAACGATAATAACGTTAGGTTTTTTGTAGGTAATCAAATGACTGCAGGTTATGGCATAACATTAACTAATGCTAATCAAGTTATTTATTATTCTAATAGTTTTGATTTAGAAAAAAGATTACAGTCTGAAGATCGTGCCCATCGGATAGGACAAATTAATAAAGTAACGTATTATGATTTAACAGCTAAAGATACGATAGATGAAAAAATTGTAAAAACTTTATGTTCTAAATTAGATCTAGCTCAACAAGTATTAGGGGATGGATATCAATCTTGGTTAAATTAACCACCAATACCACCACCTAGTGGCGGTATAACATTTTCTAAATTAATAATCCCTGCTATATCATTTAAAAAATCTATTTTACTACCCTGTATAGCATCAAATATACCACCCTCACCAGTAGTAATATTTGCAAACTGTTCTTGATCTCTAATATCTTCACTTAGGGGCATAGTCATATCTGGTGATGTACCACGACCTTCGATAGGTCTAACCATATCTGTAGATTCTACTCCTTCAGGAAAGGTAGGTATTTTTTGATTTAATGCATCCATAATCGTTAACCTGTATGGATCAAAACCAAACCCAAGTTGAGGAAAAAATGATGCTCTTTGTCCCTGTATAAGTCTTAATAAAGGACTAGGCATTTGCCTGATTAAATCTTTAGTTTGTTGTTCTTTTGTAGGTGGCTCAGGGTCTAATATTCTAGGCTCACCAAACATTTGATTACTAGGTAATATACCTCCTGTCTGCATACCCATAACGTTATTAAAATCAGCAGTTGCTTCCATTAATTCATTTAATCTGTTTTTTGAATCACGTATTTTGTTATTAGTAAAATTACCCACATCTATATCATAAACTGTTGGATTATCTTTTTTTGATGCTTTTTTTATACTAGTTATTTTTAAATCTATTTCTTTTAAATTATCACGTATACCCATACCTTCTCTCATAATATCTTGATTAGGCATACTATCTAATTTATTGCCAAGCATATTTGTTTTCTTACTAAGAGAAAAAATACCGTCTTCTATATTTTTAATATCGTCTAATATCATTCTGCTAACAACCTTACTTCATCTGGTATTTCGTCATCACTCATTATATCCTCATAATTACGTGCATATAAAGCCCCAATCGGTGTTGCTCTTTTAATATTTTTAAAAGTATTAAATCTATTTTTAATAAAACTATCTAATAGTTCTTCGTCTAAAATCATATTATTTAAAGTTCTAAAACCTCTTTCTAATTGAATTTTATCATAAATTCTAAATTTTACACTTATAGGGTTTAATGGACCTAAAATACCTTGTGCAGCTTGTTGTCCTTCTGAGAAAGGTGTAGTTACTGTACGCACTATTTCTTTTGCATTATTTCGTGCTTCTCGTGATATTTTATTTTGAATTTGTTTGTTCGAAAATTGTATTGTATCTGCTAATTTTTTTAAATTTGTAATATATTTTGGGTCAAAAAATAAATTATAAGATTTTTCAAAATTAGGGTCTTGTATTATATTAATTAAAGAATCACCATCTATAACTGGACCATAAAAAGGATCTTGTTTTGTTATGTCCCTTAATATAATCTGTCTTAAATGATGTTGAAACTCGTTTTTAAGTTCTGGACTTTGATTTAAGAATTTTACTAATTGTCTTCTTTTAGCAGTTAATTGAATTAAATTTTCATCAGTTGTGCCTTTAAATATTTTATAAATATTTGTTATTACTTCATCATCACCGCCTGTAAATATATTAAATCTTTCATCTATTGCTTTTAAGGCATTTTCATAATTTATTTTAGCTTTTGCAACATTATCTAAATCACGTGCTGCAATTCTAAAAGCACGTTGGTCTGTTTTAGTAGGGTATAATTTTTTAAATATACCGTTATGTAATTCTAAAAAGTCATCAACAGCTTTTGCTCTATTAGGTATATCAGAATTTGCTATTACGTTTTTCAATCTTTCACCAAACGAAAATCTTAAATCGGTTATTAAGTTTTCATCCCCAAGTTTTAATAAATCATAAATATCATCGAAATATTCATTCGCTCTCGCACCTCTTACACTTTTGTTTAAAGTCATATCAAAAAGTTGTGATGGTAATATTCTTTTTTGTTTTATTTCGCTAATAAATTGTTTTCTTGCTAAATCATTAGCCTGTTTGTATGTATTATTTGCAAAACTCCAAGCTTCGCTAGGTAAATATTGTTCACCTCTTATTGGTATTGTATTACCTGTTTCATCAGCTAATTTTAAAGAAGATTGTATATCCTTATCAATAGCTTTTATCATTTGGTTTATTTCTCTTACATCTAACTCTATATCTTTTTTTCCACCTTTTGCTTGATTTAAAAATTTTCTAGTTGCAATTAATTCTTTTAAATCTAAAGGCGGTGCAAATCTACCATCAGGTGATCTGTTTTTTAATCTTAATAGTAAACCTTGTGCTTCTTTTGGATTATCAAAAACCCTAGATACAAAACTAGGTTCATCTAAAGCTTTGAATAATGATTTTTCTCCTGGATCGTCTATAAATTTTGAAATAACTTTTACAATTTCATTTTGTTTTGCTGGTAATACACCAACTGCATTTTTAACACTTTCGAAAATATCATCACTTTGTTTTAAGGCATTTTGTAATAGAGTATTTAATACTGTGTCTCCATCTGTTAATTCATCAACAGATTTATTTGTAATATTCATTAGATTAAAACCTAAATCACCTGCTGCACCTCGATAGCCATCTAAGTTTTTAACACTTGTACCAGCAACACTTCGAGAGAGTTGATAACTTTGTAAAACTCTGTCTTTTAATCTTTTTGATTTTTCCCCTGCGAGTTCTTTAAAAGCTTTAGCTAAATCATCTATACTTTTATTAGCGACATCTAACCCAAACTCATCAGCAACTTGTTCAGCAAATTTAAATATACTTTCATTATTATCTCTATTTAATTTATCGTATGAATCTTTTATTAATTGACTTGCACCGGGAGCGTTAATTAATTCTTCTTCTAACACTAATAATTCAGGACTTCGTAATCTTTGCCCTAATGTAGGTTTAAATCCCGGTATGTCAGATTTCGGTATATCAATATCTGAGGCATCTTTTTTAGCTTTTTCAACTATTCTATTAATTTCGTTAAGGACTTCATTCGGGATTTTACCCTCATTAAATGCCCTATATATACCTGCTGAAAACGAGCCTATTAAATTAAATGCTGCTGTGCCAGCCCCTGCTAAAGCTGCTGGTTGAATAGATTCCTCCATAAAATCAGTAAATGACTTATCTTGATTTAAACCAAATAATTGTTGACCTACGTATAATTTACCTAATTCACCAACGTATGTTGCAAATCCTGACGCTACAGCAGTTGTGCCACCACTAAGAACTTTTCCTACAGTATTTTTAGGTAATGCTCCTAGCCTTTGTGTTAATACAATCTGTGTGGCAATATCTAAACTTAATGGTAAAGCTTCTTCACCAATAAATTCTATTATATCCCCTGCATCAGCTCCCGGACGATTAAATGCAACTAATTGATCACCTTTATTAGCTTGAAAGGCAACACCTACGCCTTCGATATCTTCCATGTAATATGGCTCTTTACCAATTTGTTCTGTAATTAATTTTTTAGTATCTTCAAAAGATAAATTACGTGACCCAAACCCAGCTTTAAACCTTCTTAATAAATCTCCACCAGTTGTATTTACATCAACGCCTATATCAGCAGCTTTCCGTAATTTTTCTTCATCATCTAAAAAACCCCCTACGCCACCAAAAAAATTAGAATAAGCATTTAATAAATCTTTTGTATCAAAAATTGACGGTCCAAGCTTTACACCTACAGGCAGTTTTTCTGCTACTTTTTCAAATCCAGATCCAACACCTTTTAAAACTTTACCAGTTTTTTGTATAGAGCTTTGAAATGTTGTTGGGTCGTAATCTAATGGTGTTCTAGGAACTTCTAATTTTTTAACTATATCATCGTAAGAACTTCGAACTTCTGGATTGTCATTAAAAAATTTTTGTTTTTCCTCATCAGATAAAGCTGATATACGTTGTAAAAAATCTGATTCATTTTGATTTAACAGAGTAATAGGTTCAGCCATGTTACTTGGTGCTCAACTTTATACCTAGTCTTTCTGCAGCCTCCTCAGCAAGTTGAGTAGCAGATTTTTGTTCAACTTCATCGACGTTTTGTGCAGGTGCAGGAGATAGATCTTGTTGTGATATAATTGGTTCTAAATAAACTTCATATGGTCCTCTTACAGACCCAATAGATCTTCCATAAATACTCGCAAAATTTAAAAATCTTAAGAATTCACTATAATTTGTACTAGTTTTATTTTTTAATAAAGATGATATAGGACCAGTAAAATCATTTTTAATATCTTCCTCTGTTAAATTATTATTATCACGGAAACTTTTTGCAGCCGGACTTAAATATGGGATAGCTGTTCCGCTAACTTCATTTTCAGCTTTAGATAAAGCTCCTGCTGTAAAATTAATAATTGCTCTAGCAGCACCCTCACGTGTGCTTGTATTAGCACCTATAGTACGTAACGCATTTATAATATCTTTATCTGATACCGCCCTACTTTCTTGACCTTTTAATAGTAATGAATAATAAGCTAATTCTAAAAATAATGCTTTATATATGGCATCATTCGCAACGTCCGCTCCAAGTTCAGACCATTTAAAACCTATAGCATTGCCATTATCATCTACAGCGTTTTCTAATCCATTTGCTGATGTTGCATTGTTATCTGTCGTGTTTAAATTTGCAAAAAGTTTTTGTGTATTCTTAAGTTTTTCTTCTTCCTCTTTAGGTAAATTTTTCATTATTAATCTTTCTAAGTTTCTTACCTCAGTTGAGAACTGACCTAGTGCTCCTCTAATACCACCTGTAAAACCAGCTATATCTGCAGGTGCACTACCTGCTTGTGTAGCTATTTCTAACATTTGGTTTACAGGGGCAATAATATTATTTGCAGCAGAAACTTTACTTGCTTGTTCACCAACCTGTTTTAAATATTCTTTATTTCCTGTATTACCACCACCGATACTTAAAAAAGCCTCAGCATCTCCAGTATTATTTACCTGTAATACAGCAGCACCGGCAGGTACGAATGTGGCGACACCATCTTCACCCATGACTTTCTTTAATAGTGTTTCTCTACCCTCTCGATCAGTAACTATCTTACCAGTACCAAAACCTTTTGTTGAAAGATTTATATCATTAGGATCAAAAATATTTACTATTTTTTCTCCAGCTTCGCTATTTTTATCTTCCGCTAATGCTACTTTTAATAATTCACCGTAAACAAGATCTTTTCTTTTATTTACTGCTTTCCTTACTTCATTTTGTGTTGCTTGTATTGAAGTTTTAGCTTCTCTAAAACCTTGTTGAAACTGTGGTGATTGACCAGCAGCAATAACTTCTTTTATCAAACCTTTTAAAAAGCCTGAATCTTGTGTGCCTCTAGGGTCTATTTGTGCAGTCAAAATATTCGCTATATCATCTATATTACCTAAATTTATATCCTCTCTTGAAATACCGCCTAATATATCATCTATACTTACATCACTTGTAATTTGGTCTAATCGATTACCAGTTGGTGCAGTTCCTGTTGTCCCAGAAGTAGAAATACTAGCAGCAGGTAAATTAGCTTGTGGTATATTAAAAGTCGGTAATTGTGCTGCTTGAGGTGATGTAACTCCTGGAAGTTGAACATTAGGTATATTTATAGTATTAATACCTCCTCTAGGTTGTCTTTGAAATGCATCAAGAGGGTATAAACCACCAGATGATTTAATAATTTTTTCTAATTCACTAAATGGTGTAGACATTATACAACACTCCCTAATGTCGCTAATCCTGCTCCTAAACTTGCATCAAACTGATTACCTATAGGTATGACAGAAGTTGTTGAACCTGCCAACGGAGCTAAACCACCAAATATTCCAGCAACGTTAGATATAGTTTGCATAGGTAAATTATATTGACCAACAAAGTTTTGATAATCTAAATCAAGACCTGCTTGTTGCATACCTCTTTGTGTACCACCAATATTGCCTAATAATTGTACATCAGCTCTTTGTAATGCTGGTAATTGTCTTCCTATATTTAAAGTTTGTTGTCCTAGCCCACCTAGACCTTGTCCTAGTTGTGAACCGATTGCTCCTGTATATCTTCCTGCACCAAGACCTAATGTACCAAGTTGTGTTCCTAATTGTCCGATACCAAGACCTACTTGTCTTCCAGCAGTTCCTGCAGCTTGTCCTAATCTTCCCAGTTGTTGAGCAAGTTGTGCTTGTTGTGCCCCACCTAGTTGCGTTGCTCCTAATAAACCTTGTAATCCAGCTTGTTGACCTGCTAATGTTTGTTGTCCTAATGCACCTGTTTGTCCTGCTAGTTGTGATAATAACCTAGCTTGATTTGCCTGTCTTGCTTGTTGTGCTTCGAATGCTTGTTGTGCTGCTCTTTGAGCTAGACCGAATCCTTGAGACCTTATACCTCCAACGGCTTCTGCTGCTCCACGACCGGCACGTCTAGCTAATTCTTCTGAAGTTAATCTACCTCTAGCCCCACCAAAAGCACCACTTCTAACTTGTGCTGCCCTATTAGCTATATCTGATTGTGCTAAATTTTCGCTTATATCTTGTAATGTTTGTTGTACTACCGCATCTTCAAAAGGATTAAAAAATGCTCCGGTAGATCTAGGATCAAAAGCTCCAGTAGATAAAAGTCCTGCAATACCTGCTTGACCTAATCCACTTAGTGCAGAGGAGATAAATGGTGCTTGAGTTCCTGCAAGACCTCTAAAACCCATCTGTGCTTCTGAAACACCACGTCCTACATCCATTGCCCCTCTTTGTGCTGCATCTTCTGCTCTTTGATATGCAGCTAATTCAGGTATTAAAGAGCCTTCTAATCTTGATACACCTGTACCTGCTAGATCTCTAGCTTGTTGTAATCCACTAGCTATTTGTTGTCTGCTTAAATCACCAGATTGTAATAATTGTTGTGCAGCTTGTTCAGTTAAAGCTCCACTACGATCTAAAAAAGGTCTATATGAACCTATAGCTTGTTCACCTAATTCAAAAGCACGTCGTTCTTGTGGTGTAAAATCTGCTATACGTTGCCCTGTATATGTAAAAGGGCTACTATCAGGTAAACCTAGTTGTGCTATTTGAGATACTAATTGTTGATTTAATAATGGAAATAATCCAGGAATTCCTGCACCACCACCGGCTATAAAATCCTGCACTATCCGATTAGGTGCTAGTATTTGTTGTTGTGATTCTACTGCCATTATACTAATTTTGTCCTTATTGCTTCTAAATTAGCGATACCTTGATCATAATCGCCACCACCTAAATAATCTACCATAACTTTTGGTAAAACATATTCTTGATCACTTAAGTATACAGGAATATCATCGCTTGTTGGTGTTCCCGGACCTCTTATTTCTCCATCAGGTCTAACCATTGCTTTATCTCCTTTACCACCGTTTTTCATACCTATTTTTCCACCGAACATTGCTCTATCTGCTCCTACGAAATTTCTTAAATTTGGAAATGATGGAGTAGATACTACTGATCCTTGTATATATGGATTATTTTGTAATGGGTTTACCGCAGGTCTTAATCCTTGATCAGCAAAACTAAACCTCCCTTGAGTTCCATATGGGTCTTTACCATAAATAGCTTCGACTAATTTCGGAAACAATAATTGTGTTCCAAGTTGAGTTGTTAAAGGGTTTTCTTTAGCAAATTCTTCTAAAGATCCAATACCACCTTTTATTCTATCTAAAATATTTGAGCCTTCTACAGCTTCACCAGATCCTACCGGTGATGCACTTTGTGCTATATAATCTTGTATACTAGCTTTACCCTGTTGTACATCTAAGGCTGTGATTTTATCAGCTTGTTTTGCTGCTTCTGCTGCTTCTTTACCAGAAAATATTGAACCTAACGGTGAACTACCTATATTTCGAAATGCTGTTGCAAAAGCATCTTTAGGGTTAAGTAAAACAGATTCTAAACCTTGTCCTTTTACACCTAGCCCACCGGCTAAACCTGCAGCAAGTAACATATTTTGAGCATAATTATCACTAGCTGATGTTTTTGTACCTATACCAGCACCGATTGCAGCACCGGGAGCACCACCTATTGCAGCACCTACGACAGCTCCTATTGCCGGTCCAAGTTTTTTAAATGCTTTTCTAATTTCGCTACCTAAACCAAGCTCTGGTGCTGCCTCGAAATCTTCTTGCATTTTATTTGTTAATGTGGCTATACCACCTTCTTCTAACATTTCCATCTTCTTCTTGCTTGTCTCAATCTTGAGTTAGGATTTTTTGCTGCTTTTGGAAATTTTTTCATCTGACCTGCACTTCTTGCACAAAAAGATTTTCGTCTTTTTGCTGCTTTGCTACCTTTTTTAACTTTACCGGTAACTGCAGTTTTTAATTTTGATCCTGGATTTAATCTTCTGTAGGCTTTAACACCTGCTTTGGTCATTCCAGCACCTTTTTTTGTAGCTCTAAAATTCCTCTTATTACGAGGAGGCATTTTAGATTTTTTTCTAGCCATATATTTCCTGCATACTTATCCTTGTTAAATCTATAAATAGACGCAGGTAGTCTCATGACTCCTGGATTATCTTATATCATAGCTATATTTAGTCTTAATATAAAGTTTTTCTAACTTATAGTTACGGATACTGTGCCGACTGAGCCTACTAATTTACTCAAAACACATTTAGCAGTAAAAGGTACTGATATATCTACAAACTCAAAACCATCCCATAACTGTAAACTATTAGTTGATGTATTAAATAAAATTGTTCCGGTATTAAATGACTGTTGATCTCTATTAGTTGTATTTACTTGGTATGTATTTAATATATCTACTTGTCCTAAATTTAATTCTAAAATTCTAACTAATTTATTAAATAACTCAGGTGTAACTTCTTCGGACGCTAATGGTAAATTAGTCGGTAATAATTTAGCCACTATCTTCTACCGTCTTGTCTTACATCTACCCTTGTAGCTCCTAATCTCCAACCTGTACCTGTATTAGCAGGAGCATTATCGTCATCTGATTCTACCCTAAAAACGAATTGTCTACCTCTAGCTCTTATATGTTTTTGTGTAGTTGTAGAAGTAATCGCACTTGTATTTGCTGTAGCTAAATCATCATTAGGAAAATTTCTAACTTTTGTTACCATGTTTAATTGACCACCACTTTCATTAGATAAAAATTTAACATCAGGTATTAATCTATTAATAAACGAAAATGTATCTCCTTCACCTATATCTATATCAGAACTTTCAATAAAAACACCGGTCATAGGCTGACCATCATCGTCAAAGCCTGTTTCATGTTGGAATATATAATTATTAGACGTAGCTTGTGGGTAAGGCTCTACCCCTTCATCAAGCCATGCAGTCCTAGATAATTGTCCGTAAGTCCATGTATTTTCTTCATAATTATAAATAACATATCTATCAACTTCTGTTGATGACGCTGATGGGTAAAACCAACCTACTTCATTTTTATTATTTATAGTAAAAGCAAATATTTTATATGCTTGATTTCTATTTATATCACTAAAAACATAATTTTGTACTGTGCACCGCACTTTATTTACTGTGCCTGTATAAGCATAAAAATTTTCATAGCCCATCCACAGCACTGCTTTTGGTGTTGTTATAGCACCTTTAGGTGATATTAATCCAGAACTCTCATTAATTAAATTAACACCAAAAGTAAAAGGTGGTCCAATAAATTGCATAGAATATAATGATGTATCTGTCCAAATTAATATTTCTTGTCTAGCTTTTACAGCTCCTACTATTACTGAGCCAGACGATAAACGTAAACTTCCTGCAGTATTTGTTGGCAATGGATTAAATACTTCAGAGTTTTCTTGATCACTAAATGCAATTAACATCGGATCTAATATACCTGTTCTTGCAGTGCCTGCGGTATTAATATCATCTGCACCTAATACGATTAAATGTCTATCTACTTCAGAAGTAATTACTTGTAATGCTTTTGTAGGCACTAAATCAGCCCCACTCCTAGATGATAAAGCAACCGCTCTTGTAGTTACACCATTAGTTTGGTCCCAATAAAATATACCTCCTGCACGTGGATTAATAACTAAATCTTCACCGAAGTTATCGTGCGACCATAACCTTAACTGATTAGTATCTGATAAAGCTGTTGCTGAACCCCAAGTACCTGCCCCCCAAGTATCAACACCCCAACCAGATGATTGTACATAATTATCTAAACCTACATTTATTTGATATGCCCCAACTACAGAACTTCCGCCATTACCTGTATCACTAGAGTTTGCAGTAGCACTAGCTGTAAATGTATATGAATTAGCATCTACTATACTTGCTATTTGGTATTCTTGATTTAAAACTGCTGCAGTTATATTACCACCTAAACTAGAGGCACCACTAAAAGTAACAAAATCATTAACTACTGCTCCGTGTGCAGTATCAGTAGCTGTTATTGTTGCAGATCCATTAGTTGCAGCAAAAGTTACATCACCAGCAGATGTTGTAGTTCTTATAGGTGTTATATCGTTATAACTAGAACCTTCTAAAATATAATATTTAAGATGGGTGCCTACCCCTAGTAATTTCGTCGTAGCTAATGTTACCCAATTATGTAATGCTCTAGCTGTTCCTAAAAAAGTATTACTTGTTAATTTTAACCAACCACCAAATTTTTCAGGTCTACCTTTCCTAAACCTAACTAAGTTTACGTCAAACCAACCGCCCTCATTATCGTAATCAGTGCCTTCTCTGTTGATTCCCGGTCTGAAAACTAATTTTTGTAATCCCATTTATACCTCAGTCCAATCTTTGCCTTGAAATAATAAGGCTTCTGCTTCTCGTCTTCTTACTAAACCCTGTAATACTTTACCACCTGCTTTGTTCCATCTTTTTATTTGATGAGGCACTTCGTCGTACTCCTTGTTATTTAAAACTTTTAGCATGGTGCTGTTATTAAGATTTGTTGGTCCAAGATTGTAAGTCCAAGACACTAATGCATCAAACATACATTGTTCTAAATCCACGTCTACTGCTTTTTCTACGTATTCACAATATTCGTCTAATTCATTTAATAACATATTATCTGCTTGTTCTTTCGATACAGTCATACCTTCTTTTACATTTTTAGTATGTCCATAACCTATGGTCCATACTCCTACTGCATCTTGATAAGCTTGTAATTCACAACCTTCAAACATTTTTATTAAGCTTATACCTTCGTTTGATATATTCATTAATAATCCCCCCAAACTTTTGTCTTTTTACCGCCATCGTATACAACAGCATGACCTTCCTCTATTAATATTTTACACATATCTTTACCGTCTTCTGTAAAAGGTATTGCTAATATTCTACCATATTTACCTTTCCCAAAAGATTGTATTTTGATTTTACCTACGCAAAGTTCTTTTAATCTATCTTTTGCTGCAAGTCCTAATTTTTTCTCTGCCAAATCACGAGTCCTTGACTCAGGTGTGTCTATACCTGCCAACCTGCAGCGTTGTTTATACAAGCGAACATCAAAGCCTAAGTCAAGGGTAACATCAATAGTATCACCATCTACTACTTTTTCTAGTATTGCATGATATACAAAAGGTTGTGGTGAACTAGTCATTTTTATTTATTGTTACTTTTCTATAATATACAACAACATCTTTTAATTCTGTAATATATCTTTTTATTTCTTGCATATTATAAGCCATAACCTCATAGTCTGGTATTGTCATAGCTAGGAATACAACTTCACCCTCTTGTTTTTCTATCCTTGCAAGTTGTTCTTCTAAATTATCTGGTGTTATAGCAATCCATTGTGGTTGTTTTAAATTAATTTCTCTAGGCATAATAGGTTGTACGATTGTACGCTCTATCGGTTTTGAAGTTACTTGTATTGGGTTAGTTGGAAGTAGACTGCAACTGGAGACCGCTATCAAGATCATCAATAGTAAAACTAAGTTTCTCGATATCTTCCATAATATGTTTTGTACCATTATTTATTTTCCTTTCCATTTCTACTGGATCATTTAATATTTTTGCTGTTAATTGATAATTTTGTATAAACTGTGTATATCTATTTAACTCACGTTGTGCAGCTTGACTTTTCAAAGTTATGTCTTGTAGTTGTTGAGTTTGCAAAGTAAAATCTTCTTGTAAGTTTTTTATAGTTTCTTCTTGTGTGGCTACTGCATTTTCTAATAATATATTATTTGCATTAAGTATTTGATTTTGTGAATAAAAATAATATAACCCTATACATAAAATAAATATTATGCCAATTAATATTTTACTCATCTAAAGGTTTATCGTTTGTTTTAATTTCAAAATGGTTGATTTTATTTTCTTTTATAGCTTTCGAAAATTTTTCGTATATTTCTTCATGAGATAACTCCATAACATCGTCAATGTAAATAACGGCTTTTACTGTATCGTTTTTAGCCATTATCCTGACAATGGGTTTTTATTACTGTCTTTGATTTCCTCTATTTGTTTATCAAGACTTTGTAAATCTGCCTTGATGGTAGCAATATCCGTTTTTATATCAGTAACGTCAGGCACTTCAATACTATCTATTTCTTTTTCTAAAAATTGTACAGATGTTTCTATAGATGCAAAACGTTCCTCGATAATTTTCATTTCATCTTCAGCCTCATCAACCCCACCAATCTTAGCTTCTAAGTTTTCTAATCTATTTACATATGTAGCACCTGTATAACCAAAACCAGCTAGGGTGCCTACTATAGAAACTAATGCGATTATTTGTCCTGTTTTGCTTTGAAACCAATCCATATCTATCTCCAAATTTTAGGCTCATTATCTATCATGCTTTGTAAGTTATTTATATTTTTACTAGCATAATCATAAAAAGCATTTATATTATCGTTAATTATTATATTACTATAAATATCCTGCGAAACATACCATGATTGTTGATCAGGTATTTGTAGGTTTGTATACTGATTAAATTGTGGTACATACCCTATTAAAGCAACTAAACTTGATTCATCACTATATTCTCCTGTAGCTTGTTGTTCTTCTTGCATTTCTTCTTGTTGTGCTTCTATATTTTGTGCTATTATTTGATCTGCTATTTGATCTGCTTCAGATGCGGTCATAACTCCGCTTATAGCAGTATCAATCTCACCCTGAACGTTTTGTACTTGTACGTCTGCCATTACTATTTCTGTGCCTCCATCAATGTTGTTCATTGGTGTAATATTTACACTCACAGATCCACCAATATCACTACTCATAGATAACACCTGATTATTTTGTGCAGTAGCACTAGCAAACTGATCTGAAATACTAGGAGACGATGTTGTGCTAATACCACCGCCTATAGTGTTAGATGTGTTTTGGGTATTTAAATTTGAAGTATTCGATGAAGTAGTATTATTTTGACTTGATACATCTCCATGATTAACACTATTACTTGCAGCACGTAAAGCATTCTTAACAACGCTTAAAGCTACAGTTCTAAGTTTATTTTTACCACTCGGTGTATCTTCTTCAACAATTTCTAATTCTTCTAATACATCATCTTCTTCTAATATTTCTTCTTCTACTTCGGCTAAAGTTTCTTCTTGTAGTTCTTCGAACACTTCTTCTACAATATCTTCTTCAAATATTTCTTCTCTATATTCTTCCTCTGGCTCCTCTCTTTCAACTATCCTTTCTTCTCTATCCTCATTACGTTGTTCTCTCCTTTCTTCTTCAAACCACGTATCTAATTCTTCTATTGTTTCTATAACTAAAAAATTTTCTGGTTCTGAATAATCTTCAACAAATAAAGTTTCTTGCAAAACGAATTGTTCTATTAAAATTTCATCTTGATGTGGTGTTTCATGTCTGGGGTGGAAGTCGTCTATAAAAGGTAATGGCTCTGGTTCAAAAAATATAATTAATTCTTCTGGTTCTGGACCACTAAAAAACTGTTCAAAATTATCTTCTCCAAATTCTTCAAAAGGTGGGAAAATATCTTCTTCAAAAACCTCTACTATGTTAAATGGTTCATCATGGTGATGCTGATGATGATCTTCTTGTATAAAAATACCTGTAGCAAACTGTTCTTGTTCATCTATAAAACCATAGTTAACTTGTTCGTCATCAAAAAAAGCTACTGATTCTCGCTGCCTATATCCGGGACAAAATGGTGCATATTGAGGATCTTCTCTGCATTGTTCATCATCATAAGCTTCCCAATAGTTAGGGCATGATTGACTATAAAGCTGACTTATATTACATTGTTGATTTAAAAAAGCATCTGCATATCCTGCACAGCTACTATTATTTAATGGATTAGAACAATCAATACCATTACCGCTACCTACTCCGTATAAACTTCCACCACCCTCAAGCAAAGTATTAGAAGATGTATTATTCCAGTTAGTATTTACACAAGCACTACTATTTGTTGTGCCTGTATTACACTCATCGTGAAATAAATATTGATAAACTTGAGTAGAATTAGCACCTACCTCACCTATAATTACATCATGATTAATAATATCTAATTCATCATATCTATACTCGAAAGTATTATTTGGATAAAGTATTACTTCAAAACTATTATCAGAGTTACGATTATATTCACGCATATCATACCAACCAAATATCATCTTAGTATTATCCCCCCAAGACTTCATACGAGAGTTGCTATCTCTTATAAGGTCAGTCCAAAAGGGAAACATAGTATATGTATATTGAGAGCCTATAGGGTCAGGGGTGTAATCACCACAATAATTATTATAATTTATATTGCCTGTGCCTAGACCGAAGTGTAGACAGCCATTAGTTGCCATTCGAGCTTTGTCGAAAGTTTGACCATAAAAAGTAAAATTAAATGTTAAATCTATCGAAGTAGATAGTTGATCATCACCAACTTCATAAGCTAACTCTCCTTCAAAATTATTAGCATTTTTTTGTAGTTGATAAAGGTCTTGATTAGCTTCGTATATATATTGTGCCTGTATATTTAAACACAAACATATTACCCACCATAGAGTTCTTTTTTGCATTGTGATTTAGTTTTAGTTTTACTGGTTGTAACTTTGCTAAACAAACCAACAACGTCAGCTTGAATTTTATCTCTTTTAGGATTACGTTCTTTTGTACAAGACTCTAAAAATTCATTTTCATATAATTCTTTATCTGGTCTTTTTTGTGGATTTGCTAACCATAATGCTTTTGCTTCTTCACCTATTTTACCTTCGTATGGTGCTGGTGTACCAGCTTCCCACATAGCTTTAAATACTCTTTCATCTTGAGCTAATAAAGATATAGCTGCAACTTTCATACCCATATCATATAAATATTTAGAAAGTTTAAGCCTTTCGCAATTCATATCTCGAACTGACTTACCGCCACTTAAACCAAATACTTGTCCTTGAAAAGCACCGGATACACCTGTGGTACATAAATCTTGTGAATATGACATTATAGATGGTGCGATAGCTGATGCTGGTGGAGCCTCTGACTTAATTTCCTGTCTTATAGTCTGGGTAGAATTAGATTCATTAATATTTCTGTTAGTATTATCTGAAACTGTATTGTTGTTGTTTTGATTTACATTGTTAGTTTGTACATTAGATTCTGATGTAGATTGATTTATATTAGTATTTGTATTTTCAGAAGTGCTTGTTGAAGTATTTACATTTGTATTATTTACAGTTTGATTTACCGTTGAATTTACGTTACTCGTAGATGTAGAGGTGTTTATGTTTGTATTTGTGTTCGATGTCGTACTTGTTGCTGTTGATGTTGATGTATTAACATTTGTATTAACATTTGTATTTTGATTTGTATTTATATTAGTATTTGATGATGTATTATTGTTCGTTGATACATTGGTATTCGTTGAAACATTTGTATTACTTGTTGTCGTATTATTTGTGTTGACATTCGTATTGCTGTTAGTGTTTGTGTTATTTGTCGTTGTTTCGTTCGTTGTATAAAGATTATTATTTTCGCAGTATTGCGTACCATTATCACAAGCTGTACCAGTTTGTTGCGTAGATTGAGAACTAGCAACAGTGCTAAACCCTGCTA